CAGAGAAAGACGGAACACAACAAGTACAATACAATGAATATGAGCCTAGCTCAGGAACAAATTATATATATTACGGACAATAAAAAATTAAAAAATGGCAATAGAAAACGTACAACAGCTTTTAACAGAGCAATTAGGTAAACACAGATGTGATGTTATAGGCACAGTAGCTATGACAGGAAAAGATTATTATGCTATATATTTCCCTGTGGAAAGTGTAATAGCCGATATTACTGCAACTAATGTACAAGCAGTTACAGGATCATCAGCAACTAGACTACAAACTACTTATGCAGCAGGAACAACTTTGTTCCTCTCAGTAACAGATATACAGCTTACAAGTGGTATAGCTATTTGTTACTATAACCAACCTTTATAATGAGATTAGCACTAGGAATGTCTTTACCTTCTAGTAATAAAGGAGGATTAACACCTGTACAAAAGCAGGTAAGTGACTTTAAAGCAAGAGTTATTGCTGATGGTGGAGTATTTGAGGCTAAGGCTTGTTTAGAAGCACAATTAACAACTTTAAATAATATAGAATGAGTTTATTAGATGATGTTAGTATAGTAGTAACTCCTAACGGATATAAGGGCCTGAACCTGTTGAGGGTGCTGAACTTGTAACTGATAGTGATTTTCTTTTAACAGGTACTCAAGCAGAAAACACAACAGGAACATATTGGACTACAAGAGATAGTTGGTCTATTAGTGGTGGTAATGCTACATTAGATGGAACACAAGCAGGAGGCTCATCTTTAATTTCTAATTTATTTACAGTAGAAGCAGGTAGAATGTATAAAGTTACTGTAAATGTATCTTCCACTTCTTCAGGATTTAGATTGTATGATACTATTGGTGTAGTTGATTATGGTTTAGATGTTGGCGAGAATACTTTTTATAGAATACCATCTAGTTCAACTTCAGGTTTTAATGTTACAGTATTAGGCTTAGCAGGTACAACAGGAGAAGTGAGTAGCGTATCAGTAAAAGAATACACATCAGCAGATATGGATGTTACTAGAGCAACTGCTGCTACAAGAGTAGATGAGAATGGTTTAGTAAATTATGCTGAGATTTTAGGAGATGAGGATGTGGTTAATGGAGATTTTAGTGATGGTTTAACAGGTTGGGTTGGAAATCCTGAAACAACTTTATCAGTATCTAACAATGAATTAGATATACAGAGTTCAAGTGCGGGCGGAGAATATGGGGCTGCTTTTTCTGAAGTTAATTTTGAATTAGGGAAACAATATATAGTTCAATTAACTGTTGTTTCTTGTGATGTACCTTCGCATATTAGAGTTGGTGGTTCTACAACTGCAACAAGTTATTCACAAAATATTTGGGCAAGTGGAGATATAGGTATTGGTACTCATAGCAAGATATATACTCCCTCACAAAATAATACTTATTTATCTATAGGCGGAAGAAATGATGTAACTACCTTAGTAATAGACAATGTATCAGTAAAAGAAGTTACAAGAGATAACGTACCTCGTATAGACTACACAGGAGGAGGTTGTCCACATATATTAGCAGAGCCTCAGAGGACTAATTTGGTTACTGACTCTGAGAGTTATACAGGTTATTTTAATAATAGTGGAACACTTATCTACAATAATACTACTTCTCCTGATGGTTTGGAAAATGGAGCAAAGAATTATGCATCAACCACAGGTTCATTTAAAGGGTTAAGTAAGAATTATGGTTCTACACTAAACAATACTGCTTATACGCTTTCAATTTTTGCTAAAGCGGGAGAGTTTGATTATTTATATTTTTATAATGTAGGCGCTCCTTCAGGTAATGGTGGTGTTTGGTTTAACCTATCAACAGGTAATGTAGGTACAACTAATGCTTCTTGGTCAAGTGCTAAAATGGAAAGTTTTGGTAACGGATGGTATAGATGCTCTGCTGTTATTACTCCAAGCGGAACTTCAGATAATTTATATATATTACTTGCAGATGCAAATAATTCAGTAACAGCCACAGCAAATGGAACAGATGGATATTACATTTACGGAGCACAATTAGAAGAAGGCTCTTACGCAACATCATACATTCCAACATCAGTAAGTACAGTAACAAGAAACCAAGACATCTTCACAAGAGATGGTATAGGTAGTTTGATTAATGATAGTGAGGGGGTTTTGTTTGCTGAGTGGAAACCTAAAATATCTTCAGATTATAGTTTTTTTAGTATTAATAATGGAACATCTTCTGAAACAGTAACTATTGGTAAAAGTAATAATACTACAAGTATGGTTGTAGGGGTAAGACATTTAGGTGCTTATAAAATTCTCTATGTATCATCTTCACACGATTTAACTATTTTTAATAAAGTAGCAGTAAAATGGAAGGCAGGAGATTATGCTATTTGGGTAAATGGTGTTGAGGTTCTTACAAGTACAAGTGCTACGATTCCAACAGCAATGAACAAATTATCTTTTGATTTTGGTGATGGTGGATTAGATTTTTATGGAGAAATTAAACAACTACAAGTATATAAAACAGCACTAACAGATGAGCAATTAACTTCTTTGACTACATAAAATGAACATATATAAATTACAATTCGATACAAAAGCACAAGGAGATGCAGATTTATTTGCTAAAGGTACTTACGAAGTAGTAACTGAAGAAGGGGTAAGTCAAGACCTATACATTAATGGTACTCAAGCAATAGTTTACATAGGTAAAATAGTAGAGATACCAGGAACGTATGACCCTGATGGACACGAAATAACACCACCTGTATATTATCCTGGAGTATTCTATGACTTAATGACTAAGGAAGAATATGACTTTGGAACTTACGAGGTATTTCCAACAGATTGTGTACATTCGTTTTTAGGATATGAAAAAAATGCAGATGGTACTGATGTTGATCCTGATGAAATAGAAGAAATATAAAACAAATAAAATGAAAGATAATTTAATTAACATAAATTTAGAAACAAGCACAAGTCCTGAAGTAAAAGAAATTAGAGGTAAAGATTGGATTTCTTTTGGAGATGCTAATGGAGAATGGCCTAATTTATATCCACAATTTATTATTGACTTATACTATTCTAGCTCAATTACAGCTGCAATAGTTAATTCTACTGCTGAAATGATTGCAGGAGAAAATCTTATAATATCTGATGAAGATGAAAGAGATTTAGAAGCAAAAGTTAAATTACAACATTTTATAGATAGAGCTAATGGTAATGAAAGTTTACACGAAGTAATAAAAAAAATATCTTTTGACTTTAAATTACAAGGAGCATTTGCTCTTAACGTAGTATGGTCAAAGGATCGTAGTCAAATAGCTGAAATATACCACGTAGACGTTTCTAAAATTCGTTGTGCTAGACCTGATGAATTTGGAAAAACTAAAGGTTATTATATATCAGCAGATTGGAGTAATACAAGACAAAACAAACCTTATTACGTTCCAGCTTTTAATGCAAACGACAGAACTTGTGCAAATCAAATAATGTATTCAGGTCTATACAGTCCTAATATGAACTCATATTATATACCTGATAGTGTATCTTGTAATAATTGGGCTTTATGTGATGGTCGTATTTCAGAATACCATCTCAACGCAATATCTTCAGGATTTAGTTCAAGCTTTATGATTAATTTTTCCAATGGAATCCCATCTCAAGAGGAGAGATTTCAGATAGAACAAAGTCTCACAGAAAAGTTTACAGGACAAAAAAATGCAGGTAAATTTATATTAACATTTTCAGATGATAAAACAAGGACACCTGAAATAAATGCTTTAAGTCCAGCAGATTTAGACAAGCAATACTTAGCACTACAAGAATTATTAGTACAGAACATACTTTCAGGTCATAGAGTTACTTCTCCTATGCTTATGGGTATTAAATCAGATACAGGTTTAGGTTCTAACGTAGATGAACTTAATGCAAGTGCAAATTTTTATTTAAACACAGTTGTAAAGCCATTCCAAGATCATATTATAAAAGAGTTAAGAAAGATATTTAAAGTAAATCAAATGGATATGCCTGTAAACTTTGTACAGCTTAAACCAATTACTTTAGAATTTACATCAGAAGACTTAAAAGCAGTAATGACTGAGTCAGAAATAAGAGATGAATTAGGATTAGAACCATTAGATGTAGAAGTAAGAGAAGATTTTAGTAAAGTAGGTAATATAGATGGTAAACCTGTATTTGACACAATAGAAGAAGCAGAAGCTCACGCAAAGACTATTGGGTGCGAAGGTTACCACGAACACGAATATAAAGGGAAAGTCTCTTATATGGCTTGTAAAGACCATTCAGAAGCAACTGAGCTATCTAAATTTATAGCTGAGTTTGGAGAAGATATGCCTGAAGAATGGGAATTAGTAGAAGAAGAAAAAGTAGTTGATGAACATTCTGACTTTGACTTTGAAGAAGTTTTAAATGATGTAGCTAATGAAAAGATAGAATTAGCAAGTACAGGTAGAGCAATACCTAGTAGA